TTAAAACTATTTCTTTAGGGGCTAGGAACGTCAAGAATTCTTTGCAGAGAATTAGGATTGAGCTTGACAACGCTCCAAAGCATGATACAATTGAGATAATAGAAGTTAAGGAGTTGGTCTATACTCCTAGACAATCTTTTGGAAATAAGACACTATTGCAGAGACTAAAGGAAATTGAAAATGGCTGAAACTGTGATGGATAAAGAATTTATAAAAAAGTATGGCGACTACGTTACTACAGGAGATAAAGTCCTTGAGACAAAGAGAAATTACAAAACCATATCAATTAGTCCTGCTATTGATCTGGCTCTCGGCGGTGGTGTTAAAGAGGGTTCTTGGATGATCTTGTCCGGCCCCCCAAAGGTCGGAAAAACCACAACAACTATGCAGATTATCGCCAACTGTCAAGCTCTTGGTCGTAAGATCATCTATCTTGACGTTGAGGGTCGTTTAAAAGAGATGAACTTTGAGGTTCCGGGAATTGATCCATCTAAAGTTCAGGTCATTCGTTCTGGCGATGAGCCATTGGCAGCAGAAACATTTCTTGACATTGCAAGAAAACTCGTAGCCGCGAAAGAAAATGAGGGTTGTGTTCTAGTAATTGATTCCATCTCATCACTTATTCCTTTGCGAGATCTTGATGAGGATATTAGCGGAATGACAAGACCGGGGCTACCTAAGATTCTTTCTGACTTTGTTAAGAAGTTAGGGCAAACAGTTCCTAATCAAAAGTGCTTGATTATTCTTATTACGCACATGATTACTAACACAAGTGGCTATGGCAAGTCAAAAATGGCCGATGGTGGCGTTAAGATCCAATTCCAAGCAGATACTCGCATGGAAGTCAAGACAGTAGCACCTTGGGAAGCAGCGGGGTCTTCTAAAGAGAATAAGAATGTTATCGGTCTCAAAGTAACATGGGATGTGCTATGTTCTTCTATTGGATCACCATATAAGACCTGTGAAAGCTGGATTAGGTTTGGTCATGGCATTGATAAAGTTCAAGAGATTCTTATGATTGCTATTGATCTTGGATTAATTTCAGTTGCTGGGTCATGGTATAATCTAGATTTTATCGAGAGTGAAAAGATTAAACTTCAGGGACAGGAAAAAGTATATAATTATCTTGGTGAACACCCAGAATTTTATGCTTTGCTTGAACTTAAAGTTAAGGAAATGTTATATTGAAAATCATAGGATTGGATCAGCAAGAATATTCATGGATTCCAAGTAATAATATTGTTGATACGTCAAAAAGGTCTGGATTACACAACAGAGCTAAAGAACTATTAAAGGAAAAATATCCTAATGATAGAATTTTAGAAGAGTTAGTGTTGCCGGGGACAAAGACATCAACTAGAAAATCCACCCTAAAGGCGGATTTTTTTATTCCTATGAGAAAACTTATTGTTGAAGTTCATGGCGAACAACACACAGAGTTTAATAACTTCTTTTTTAAAAGTAAAATGGATTTTTATAAAGCTCAGGCCAGAGATAGAGATAAGAAGCAGTGGTGTGAAATAAATAATTTAGAATTAATAGAACTGTTTCATAACGAATCTATTGAAGAGTGGAGAAGTAAGATATGGAGGAATTAGAAGATAAGATAAAAAAATTCCATGACAATATTGACAATTGGATTAAAGAGAGTAAAATAGACTATGGAACTGATTTTGGAGATAAGGCAGACGAAGTAGGAAAGATACTAAACTATTCTCGCGAAGAATTAAAATCCATGACATTTCCAGATTATCAAGCCTCAATCTTCTTGCTCAATCAATATCTTATGCATGTAAAAAGCATTATAGCAAGAGAGAAAGCTGTTAAAGCTTGGGCAGAACAAGGCATATGGTATATTGTTACAGGTGTTAGCCATGACAAATATGCAAAATGGGAAGAGAAATATCATTCAGCTATTAGAAATCATAAATCAGGATTAAAGCTGCAAATGCTTAAAACAACAGCTGAGGCTAGAATACTGGCTGGAGAAGCAACAATTGGATCAATAGAAACGGCTATGAAGGTTTTTGAAAACATGGGGAGAAATAAAAGTTATGAACGATCTTAAGGAACAGGCTAAAAAAATTATTGCAAAAGGAAAAGCTCTTGGAGACGTAGAGCTTATTAATATGGGGCTTGACATGCTAGACGCTATTCCTGAATTAGATATTGGGCAACCCACTGTCGAGGATAAAATTTTACAGACAACAACCAATAAAAAGGTTTATCCAAAACAGTTATTTGACAGTAGAAATATTACTGAGCAATTCAGAGTAGAAAACAAAACACCTATTGATACAAAATATGGTAAAAAGATACCAGTAGCTGTAGGAGCTAGAGAAAATAAATTTATAGACGATGGAGTGGAAGCAGTAGATCTCATAGGTAAAACGCCGCCATCGCCACCTAAACAAAAAAGAAAAGTAAACAAAGTTGAAATGTTATGTCAAGTATGTGGAAAAAAGGAAAAGGTTTTAAAAGAATTAGTTTTTAGTGAGTCTTATAGATGCGAATCGTGTTTAATGAAAGGAAAAACATTATGAGTACATTTATTAGTTATGAGCTACCAGTCAAGCTGCTTACAAATACAGCAAAACTACCAGATAAGGCAAATCTATTTGACGCAGGGCTTGACCTGTATTGCGATGAAAAAGAAGTAGTCACATTAGCACCGGGACAACGTAAACTCTTTTCTACGGGCATTTCTATGGCAATACCAAGGGGTTTCGTAGGATTGATCTGGCCGAGATCTGGACATGCGGTAAAAAAGGGATTGGATACAATGGCTGGAGTTATTGATTCGCCATATCGTGGAGAGGTAAAAGTCTTGTTAGTAAATCATGATGAAGATTATCAAGTATACTCACCCGGAGATAAAATTGCTCAGATGATTGTTCAGCAAGTTCCAGACTTCACCCCTGTGGCAGTTGATAATTTGAATGAGACTTCTCGCGGAGAAAATGGATTTGGGAGTTCAGGGTCTTGACATATCTCAAAATAGGATTTATACTATTTATAGCTTTCTACTGCATAGTCTCATATAGAATAATTAGCAGTACAATCATAGGAGAATTGAAGGACAGATGAACACAAATAAAAAAATAAAAGCTCGCGATAACATGGATGATATTGAAGAACTACTAAAGTCTGGGATTGGAATTGTAGCCATAGCAAAACAAAAAGGTTTTCGTCATGACGTTATTCAGAGGTATTGTTTAAGGAATAATATAGACTATGGTAAAAAAAAGCAAAGAACAGTTGATTTAACAGGTAGAACCTTCGATGGTTTCAAGATTCTTGCTTTGGATAAAATCTCTGATGCAGGAGAAAAAACTTGGGTTGCTCAGTGTAAGTGTGGCAAAATATTTACCATTAGAAGTTCAAGATTAAAAATAACTCCATCTTGTGGATGTAGTGATAATGAATTTAATCCAAAATATGCTCAAACTTTTGAAGATGTTCCAGAGTGGTTCTGGGGTAAATTTAAAAGAGGAGCAGAAGAAAGAGGTTTAGAGTTTACAATTTCAACGAGCGAACTCTGGGCTATTTTTGCAGAGCAGAATAAAAAATGCGTTTTTTCTGGAGTAGATCTTTATATTCCAACTAAAAAGACTCAGCCCAATTTTACAGCATCTATAGATAGGATAGATTCTAAAAAGGGATATATCGTAGATAATGTACAATGGGTTCATAAAACTATAAACATGATGAAGATGAGAATGTCTAACGATGAATTAATTAATTTTTGTAAGTTAATTTATCAACACCAATATGAAAATAAAACAGGAGAATGAAATGAATACATTAGTAGCACTAGCAGTTATGACAATTGGACAAATTTTTGTAGTGAATCCACAAATTCCAACCGTCCAATACAGGAGTACAGTATCATATGTAAATACAGTACAAGTTAGTTATCCAATATATATGCCGTATTATCAATACCAACCAGCGGCAGTGTTATATTCGTCACCGTATGGACTTTCTCCATTTCCATATTATGGAAACTTTACGATGCAATACCCATATACATATTCATATCCACTATATAGAATCTACCCTTAAGGAGAACGCAATGAGCGAAGAAAAGAATCCATTAAATGTTTATAATCAACTAGAGATTATTAAAAATGCTGTTGATCAGATTGAAACAATTCATGTATATGAACTTGCCAATCGCCAATTTGGAACTTCCGCAGAAGAAGAGTTGAAGAAACGAATCGACGAGTTAGATAAGCAAATTCTTGAGTATGAATTGCAGCTTGCAGACTCGCAAGGTTATATTGACGATATATTAGATTCAAACAAGATATTGCTTGAAGCAAATAATCAACTTATCGCCGAAAAGAATTTGGCATTAGAAAATCGCCAACTGACACAAGATCAGGCAGATAAAATAATTTCTGCGTATAAGAAATTGCCACGAATTGTAAAGAAGTTTTATGGAGTGAATTAATATGAGCCAGTCCGAATTGCAGAACCTTCCAGTTGAACGTGCCGTCCTTGCTGGCATCTGTCAGTTTGGACTGGAAGTTTATGTTGAGCTTGACTTCTTGCAAGCAGAGTACTTTAGCCACGAATTAAATCAGGTTATATTTACATGCTTGCAAGACGTTATCAACAATAATCAAAATATTGAATATCTCTCTATATTCTCAACAGCTCAAAAGCTAGGCGTGTATGAATTAATTAATAAAGCGACTGAAATGAGTTTCATCCGGTCGCTTTTTAATTTTCCTATCAACAAAGATAATATCCCTAAATTTGCAGCTAAATTAACTAAACTTAAATTAGCTAGAGACATTAAGAAGACGTTATCTATGTGTGATAAGTCAATGACTAAGATCACGGGTGATGAGAGCGTAGAAGATATTATTGGCATGGTTGAAACTCCAATTATGGAGATTACATCTCTTGCATATAAAGAGCAGAACAATAAGACGGTTCTCTTGGGGGAAAATATTGATGAGTATGTCGAATATCTTATTAATAACCCTTCTGAATACCTTGGTATTCCTACTGGATTTCCTAGATTCGATGAAGCAATAGGCGGTGGACTTAGAAGAAAGTCAGTCACTCTAATCGGAG